ACGTAATCTGAAGTCTATCGAAGTTGATAAGATCAAAGACAAAATGTCTGGTCATATTGACTCTATTGAAGTAAAGAACTCGATGATTGATGCGCAAGACGAAATCATGAAAGTTCTATACGATGATATTTCTGATAAGGCTGATGAAAAGAAAAAGTATACTGATGCAAGTGAGCAGAGAGCTGAACTTGAAAGAAATCGTAAAGCGTTTGAGAAGGAACTATCCTTTTATGAACATAATGATGATTGTCCTACTTGTAAGCAAGGTATTGCCCACGACTTTAAAGAATCTCAAATACTCGAAAAGAATCAAAAGAAAAATGAAATCGAGAATGGATTAGTTAGTCTTACTGAAACAATTGAGACACATACTAAACGTCTTAACTCTATTTCAAAGATAGAAGAACAGATTCAATCGGTTAACTTTAAGATCTCTGAAACTCGCGCTGAAATCAAAATGGCAAAGAATGCGCTGATGAGTTATAAAAAGGATCTTGAAAATGCAAAGAAAGAAGTAGAAGAAGTCGACACATCTAAACTTATTGCTCTACAGAAAGAAGTTGCTAACCTTACTGAAGTTCGTGCTAAGCTTCTTGATGAACATGAAGTACTCAATATTGTTCAATTGATATTGAGAGACGGTGGTATTAAAGCAAAGATTATTTCTCAGTACATTCCTGTTATCAATAAACTAATCAACAAGTATCTTGCTGCGTTTGATCTGTTCGTTGACTTTCAGCTTGATGAAAACTTTGACGAGGTAATTCGTTCAAGGTTCAGAGACAAGTTCACCTATGCTAGTTTTTCTGAAGGAGAGAAACTACGTATCACACTATCAATTATGTTGGCTTGGAGATCTGTTGCTAAATTGAGATCGTCTGTATCAACGAATCTATTGATACTTGACGAAACACTCGATGGCGCCTTGGATGGTGTTGGTATTGAGAGTTTGATTGAAACACTGCATGGTTTGAACAACGATGATAATATCTTTGTCATATCACATCGCGGTGATCAGTTCGCAGAAAAGTTTGAGAACAACCTCAAGTTTGAGAAAATCAAGAACTTCTCGGAGTTAGTACAATAACTATTGACATTCTGCTTAATAGTTGTTATAATAGTTCCATAAATTCAAAAAGCGAGAAATAATGACATCATTCTATACATCAGTCGAAAGATATGGTAATAACATACTTTGGAGAGGATACGAGGACGGTAAACGTTTTTCGTATCGTGTTCCATTTGAACCAACTCTATACATTCATACTCCAAAGGCAGGAGCTGAAGGTTATAAATCCTTAACTGAAGGCGGACTGCCAGTTTCTCCAACAAAATTTGGAGATATGAAAGAAGCAAAAACATTCATTGAAGAATATAAAGGTGTACACGGTATGAAGATCTTCGGATCTACTAACTACGTCACTCAGTTTATTCAACAAGAATACCCTAACAAGATTACATATGACGTAAGTCAGGTTAATATCGTATCGTTTGATATTGAGGTAGATATTCGTGATGGCTATCCTAACATGGATACTGCCGATAAAGAAATTACATCTATTGCTTATCATAGTTCTAGGAATGATATTTACTATGTTCTAGGACGTAAGGATTACGACAAGACTAAAACTATTACAGGTATTCCTCAAGACAAGATTCAATTCGTAAAGTTCGATGGTGTTAACGGAGAAACCGCACTACTTCAATACTTTATGAAACTGTGGACAACTGATTACCCTGACGTGGTAACTGGTTGGAACGTTGAGTATTTTGACATACAGTATATTGTAACAAGAATCATTCGTTTACTTGGCGAAGAAACTGCAAAGCGTCTATCTCCAAATAAATCTATGCGTCAAACCTCTCGAGAGATCTTCGGCAAGATGGCATATACCTATGCTATTAGTGGTGTTGCTATTATTGATTACATGGATTGTTTCAAGAAGTTTGGTTATAAGTACGGTCCGCAAGAATCATACAAGTTAGATCATATTGCTTATGTCGTGCTTGGTGAAACAAAGATTGACTATTCTGAGTACGGTTCGTTGACTGCGTTGTACGATGAGAATCCTCAATTGTATCTTGACTATAACTTAAAAGATACTCAGCTGATTGCTCGACTTGAAGAAGAAACTGGTTTGCTTGCATTAGTTATGACAGTTGCCTATGACGGTGGTGTAAACTATAATGATGCATTTGGTACTGTAGGAATATGGGAAGCAACAATCTATCGTAAGTTATTACTTGATAAGGTTGTTCCTCCACTAAAAGGTGGCCCAGGAATGCGTGCTGGTGATCTTGTGGGTGGTTATGTTAAAGATCCTAAAGTCGGAATGCATCCTTGGGTTGTATCCTTCGATCTTAACTCACTATATCCTCACTTGATGTTACAATACAATATGTCTCCTGAAACCTATATGGATGGCAATAGACAATATGTAACTCAAGACATGGTTCTACAAGGTGAATATAAGAATAACGATAAGAGCTTCTCAGTTGCGGCTAATGGCGTTTGCTTTGATAATAAAAAGGTAGGTGTTATTCCAAAGATCATTGATGAATACTATAATAACCGTTCTGTGATTAAAAAGCAAATGATTGTAGCAGAACAACAGTTTGAGGTTGAGACGGATCCTGCTGAACGTAAGCGCCTGAAACGTGAGATCAACCAATTACACAATTCGCAAATGTCAATTAAGATCGCGATGAATAGCCTGTATGGCGCAACTGCTAACGTATATTTCTTATACTATATTAATGAAATGGCCGAAGCAATTACTACATCAGGTCAGTTATCTATTCGTTATGCTGAGAAGTCGGTTAACGATTATTTAAATAGAATCCTTGGTACAACTGACCATGACTACATTATCTATATTGATACTGACTCTATCTACGTTGACTTTGGTCCTATGATTAAAGAAGTATTTGGTACGACTGATATTGATAAAGATAAAGGTGAAGAGTTCCTTGATAGAATCTGTTCAACAAAAATTGAACAAATCATTGAAGATGGTTATGAAAAGCTGGCCGCTGATCTAGGCACTTATCGTAATGCAATGGTAATGAAACGTGAAAAGATTACTAACAGAGCTATCTTTATTGCTAAGAAGCGTTACATACTAAATGCGTTGAACTCGGAAGGTGTTCACTATGATATACCTAAGGTATCGGTTACAGGATTAGAATCAGTAAGATCTTCAACTCCTGAGGTATGTCGTACTAAATTGAAACAATGCTTTGAAATCATTATGAACAAAAATGAGGAAGGCGTTCAACAATTTATTAGAGAATTCAAGGAAGAATTCAAATCGTTATCACCAGAAGCAATTGGCAAAACAAGTGGTTGTAATGATATGATAAAGTATCAGAACAAAGATACGTTATATCGTAAAGGTACTCCAATGCATGTTCGTGGTGCAATATTGTATAACGATTTCTTACAGAAAAAAGGACTTGATAAAAGCTTTGAAACTATTAAAAGTGGAGATAAAGTAAAGCTTCTGTATTTGAAGGTTCCTAATCCATTACGCGAAAACTGTATCGCTGTCCCTGGTCTATTACCAAAGCAACTTGGTCTACACCAATACGTTGATACTGAAACACAATTTGATAAAGTATTCTTGAGTCCTATTCAGTCAATACTTGATGCGGTTGGTTGGTCAGCAGAGAAGGTTAGTACTCTTGATGACTTTTTTAGTTAAAACTATTGACATTCAATATAAACTGTGTTATAATATGCACAACAACAAATAAACAGGAAATAAAAAAATGAGTGATGTACAAATTGTAAGACTGGTAACTGGTGAAGAGGTTGTAGCGAAAGTATCGTATGCTAAAGGATTCTATACGCTAACTGATCCTATTCTTTTGGTTGCTGCAGGCGAAGGTAAAATTGGTATGGTTCCATATATTCCTTACGCAAAACGTGCTCCTATCGTTATCGGCGAAGCACATGTTATGTTTCAGGTAGAACCAATGGATGAATTGAAGAAGCAGATTGTTGAGCAGACAAGCGGTCTTATTATCCCAGGCGGAGGTTTAAAGCTAGTATGATCGAGATTTTTGGAAAGTCAAATTGCGCGTATTGCAATATGGCAAAACAGTTATGTGATTCAAAACAATTGGATTACGTATACAAAAACTTGGGCGAGGACTATTCACAAGATCAGTTCTTCGCGCAATTTCCAACAGCAAGAACCTTTCCGCAGATTATCTTCAACGGAGAGGCAATTGGTGGATTTGATAATTTAAGGATGAAAATATAATGAGTAAAGATTGGGCAGCGGACATTGCT